AAAAAATCTATCTATGCTAGCGTAGGTAACACTTCCATCTGATAATATAAAGTCTGCTAATTTATTTCCTATTTCCTCAACTGTCATTTCAAATAACCTCCTTTCAATAAATATTCTAATGTTACGGGTTTATAATTATATAACATACACCCTACGTTATATCTATTTATATCAGGTCGGTTATCTGGTTTATGTGTATGACCGTGCAAATGAATACTTCCGTGTTCTTTACAATTCCAGCTTTCTATTGGGTAATGCGATAAAATTATAAATTTACCGTTTATCTTTAGCTCTTTATAGTGAACCATCTCCTCGAAGTATCTAGGATTAAATGTTTGCTTGTTTATATATGTATCGTGATTTCCAATAATCAAATGCTTTTTTCCATTTAATCGACTTAATACATCTGTTATTAAAAATGGTGTCATATATGAATTTTGAAAAGCAAAATCTCCTAAAATATATACTTCGTCAGTTGATTTAACTACCTCATTCCAATTTTTAATAAGACCTATAGTCATATCTTCTACTGTCTCCCAAGGTCTATTCTCATATTCAATGATGTTTTTATGGCCTAAATGTAGGTCGCTTGTAAAATAAATCATCTTTCTCTTACTGATAGCAAATGTTCAATTGCTGTTTTCACTTCTTGTCCTGCTTCAGCCTTTCCTTCCTTTTCTATTTTATTTATAAAATCCTTTAATATTGTTATATAAATACTTACATCTGTGTCAGCGTCTAGTATATTACCTAACATTTTATATACTCGACGAACTCTACGTCTAGGTATATAATTTTCTAATTGTTCCTTCATATTATGATTTTCAGCACGTATAGTTTTCATATCTTCTTTTAATGCTTTTATTTCATCTTCCATTATTATTTATCCTCCAATCTGTGTTTACAAGTTAAATGGAACTCGTCTTTATTTTCTGTATCAAAATGCGTACAAGAAAAATATCTTGAAGGTGGTTTATAATAATTTAAGTTTCTCTTACAACGTCCATTCATACAATAAGTTGAACAATAACTTATGTCGGCTGGTCCAGTTTTTCTTCTCATAAATCATTTAGCCCCTCTCTTATTATATAATCTTTTATGTCTTGAAGACTTTTGGCTATAATAAAATGACCACCGGCTTTTTTAATTCTGGCTCCTTGTGCCAATTGAATAGCACTAGGTTTCCCACCGGGGTCTTTTACTTCTATACCAAAGAACAACCCACCCCAACAACATAATAAATCAGGTATTCCTGTTTCTTGGTATAAATCACCTCCGTGGATTTTATAACATAATCCACCTAAGTTAGTTATATATTCTTTTATTTCATTTTCAATCTTCTTTTCTTTATGTGGTATATATTTACTCGCCATTTTATTCTCCTTTATATACAACTAATATACTCCAAATAATTATAGTACCTTCTGGCCCCCACACATCATTGGAAAGAGATGTATCAAAAAATTGAGAACTCATTTTGACGTCAATCAAATTTTCAGATGTAATTCCTGCTTCTTCTATACGTCTATTTATATCGTTTTGTATTTGTTCGTCCTCCACACGATTTTCTCCTGTATCTTTTTGATACAATGTGATTGCTAAAGTTTTAATTTTCATAGTTATTCTCCTTTCTTATATAACCCCTCTCTTAGTCTAAGCATAATTTCATCAGCACATTTTACTATTACTGGTGCAGCAACACTCATAAAATCAGCTGTTTCTTCTTCATTCTTAACACAGTCTTGTTGCCCTGTTTCCCATAAGTAAATATGTGTAAGTTCGTGTCTTAATGCTTTTCCTAAAAGATAACCGTCTAGTTCTTTGTCAATATAAATTGTTTGTGTGATATATTCTGTTATTCCGTGAAGTCTAGCTTCTTCATCCACTGGTCTGTTTTCATAAAAAATTCTGTTCATTTCGTCTCGATCTTTAAAACATAATTTCCAAATATTTTTATTATTTGCTGGTGATTTAAACGTGAAGATGATAATCACCCCCTTGTTCTGCGTATTTCCAATGGTATCCTCCTGTAGTATATCTTCTTCCTTTGCAACAGTCGTTTATATGTCTATGACATATTCCTAATTGTTTTCCTGCCTCTATCTGACTAGGATAACATATTCCTTTTTCTATACATATTACAGGTTTGTATTGGGTAATAATACGTCTTTCTAATCCTGTACCATAATGTATATTGTATTTCTGAGTGCACCATTCTAAATTGTCGGCTTGATTATTAGTTTTGTCTTCATCTTTATGATTTACGCAAGGTAAATTCTTAGGATTTGATATAAAATGTGTAGCTACAAGCCTATGAACCAAACAATGCTTAATGTTTTTATCTTTTTGCAAATCTACTTGATAATAACCTCTTCCTGTAAGCCTAAGTTTTAGTAATAATTCTTTGTTAAAATGAAGTGATTTTACTCTACCTAAATTACTTATTTGATATAAACCTTCGTAGTCTTTGATGTCTTTCCATTCTTCTATAACCATATTATCTATTACCCCTCCTTGCTTTTAAATAATATACTATGAATTACACTACCTAATAATGTAACTGCAAATGCTTGTAATAATGTTAAATGAAACGGTATATTAAAACACCATAACACTAAATTTCCGCATAAATATAGGGGTAAAGCCCATAAAATTCCAAATACAATTGTTATTAAAATAAGTACCATTAATTTTCCCATTTTTTGAGTTTCCTCCTTTGTGCATATCATATCATAATCATATAAAATCGTCAATATGTTTCTTGTCTTTTGTTATCTTTTTTGAAATAAATCTGTGATAACACCTTGAAATGATAAATAATAAGGACAATAATCGTCAGGACTAATTATTTTTATTTTCATACCTTCTAAAGTTTCTATTCTTATTTCATCTTCTAATCTATTTCCATATTCGTCAAAACGAGCGACAAACGGCATTTTCTTTCCAAACATATTAAGCTTACGCCAAGCTTTAATTAAGTTATCCTTCACAACCGGTGTCATTTCACATTCAATATTTTTTAAATGAACTGGCGCACACTCCATCATAAGTTTTGATTTCATAATTGATATATTTTTTAATATTCTATCTGGTGCAAGATCTTTTTCGTCGTGGCATACTACTCTGTATCGTTGCGAATTTGTATCAGGTATACGTTCAGTATCCATATCCATTTTAGGTAAACCCTCCCTATCAAGTATTTTCTCCATCACTTCTTTTGGAGTTAAGGTAGAAGAAGATGCAATAAGTTCAGATGGTCTCTCCCACATATAAGATGATTCATCGAGAGTTGTGATAGAACTATACCCATTCCAAGTAGGTGTGTAATAAGATGAACGAGAAGGTGACGCTGTTACTGAGATTTCTCCAGTAGGTAAAGTTCTTTTTATTACTTCATATCCATCTAAATATGTCAATTCTATACCAGGGTCTACCGGTCTAAATATTCGGTCTTTTTCCATTTACTTACCTCCTTCTTCCAACCAACTTTCAAACATTCTATCATCAAAATCTTGTCCTTCTTTTAATGCTCTATAAATAGCTGGTTCAACACTATTCATTATTTGAAGATAATAATATACTGGTTGTTTCGTTTGTCCAATTCTATCTATACGACCTTTAGCCTGTTCAAAATCTATATGATTTTCTGGTGGTGAGAAGAATATAGCAATATTTGTTTTGGCAAAATCATTAAGACCTGCTCCACCTGCTACTACATTCACTATCGCAACAGTATTTTCATACATATTCCATTCTGCTAAGTCTTTATGAGAACCGTCATATATACAGTAAGGTCTTTTCATTTTTTTACACAATTCACTAATTAAAACTGTCTCATTTATAAAATTAGTAAATACTACAATGCGACCTTCATTTCCATCTAAGAAATCTTCTAGCCATTGCAATTTTGGATTATCTTTAAGAGTTTTATTATAAATAAATCCACTACAACTTTCACGCATATAAATATGGTGTAAGGTTGGTCTATTCGCTACAATAAAATCTAAGTCAGCAACTATATCGTCTCCACTTTCCAAAGCGCTTAAAAGGGCTTTCTCGTCCATTCTAGGCCATACCTTTTTTTCTTTGAAATATTTCATATCAGACGTCATTTTAAACAATTGAGGTATTTCAATAGGACGGTCATATTCACTTTCATATTTTTTATAATATGTGTAGTCAGATACAGCCTTATCCATAGCTTCAGTTTCTCTATACCCAACTATTTCATTGAACGGAAAACGAGCTTTTCCTGCTCTAACTAAATTCCAGTTTTGAGCTTCTATACAATACCTTTGCTTAAAATCTTTTGGTTTAATGTTAAATAGTGGGTGCCCTAATACTTTATATTGAGGGTATAAATCAATATATTTTTTATTTTGTGGAGTAGCGCTAAGTATCAAAGTTTTTAAATTATAAGTTTCAGCTAGTTTTTGAATATATTTACTTTGCTTAGAATCATAAGTTTTCATCTTATGGCCTTCGTCAATGATTAATAAGTTATCACAATTTATCATTTGTTCACTTATTATTTTTGCACTTTTTTCACGCCAAGCTGACTGAAAACTTACTACAAAAGTATTTTTAATATCAGGCACTTCTTCTTTTAAATCTCTTTTCCAATCATCTACTTTTGATACGGGGCATATTACCACTACACCTGTTATGATATTTGCATTAAATAATTTTTCCGCTACTGCAAGTGAAGTAACTGTTTTACCTGTACCAGTATCAAAACCTAAATATGCACCTTTAATTTCTCCGCTAAACATTCTATTGAATATGTCAGTAGAAGTATTATCTTGATAGTCATAAAGAACTGTTTTCATATTATTAGTCCTCCTTTTTATCACGTTTTATTTCTGTTTGAACAGTACCTACATTTTGACTATTCATACACATTTTCGCATATAGACATTCTGCTGGATAGTCTTCTTCCCATTGTTTTACTAATGCGTTTAATGTTGCGTACATACAAGCTATTTCAGTAGGTCCTACTCCGTGTATCTGTGTTGTTACAACAGGCATTTTTCCAGTGTGACCTTTAAATTCACTATCATCTACACCTATTAAAATATCTAATTCTACATATTCACCTTTTCTTTTTATTGCATTATATCTTTGTTGTTCCATTTCGTTTATATTTATACTAAACTTCATTATTTTCTCGCTCCTTTTTCTTTCTTCGATAATAGTCTTTATAATATTTTTGTCGTTTTGCTTTATTTTTTTCATAATGTTCTTTATAATATTTTTTTCTTTCTGATTTATGTATTTCATAATATTTATCATAGGCGCTTAATTTACTTTCTCTTATTGCTTCATTTTCTGCATATTTAGCTTTATTACGAGCTCTTATTTTTTCTTTATTTTTCTTATAATATTCTTTGAAGTAAGCCTGACGTTTAGTTTTATTGCTTCTATAATATTGTTTATAATATTCTGCTCTTTCAACTTTCTTTTTTCTTCCCATAACTTACTCCTTTCTATATTTCTTCTGTTCTAATAGTTGCAGATACATTAGTTGTTTTAGTGAATTTTTTTGCTATTTCTGGTTCTTCCTCCTTTAGTTTTTTGCCATCAATACTAGTTCTAACACTTGGTTCAACATAAGTAACTTTGACTCCACCTATAACTACACTCTTTGGCAATACACTAGTTTTATGAAGGTCTAATAATTTAGCTTTAAATGGTTCAAATACTTCTTTAAAATCTGCTTCAGCTTTTTTCCAACTTCTGTATCTTTGATAAAACTCTTCTGGTTCACAGTCTAATGCTTGTGTAAATATTCCTCTTAGTTCTTCAGCTTTATCCTCTGTAGGAGTAGTTTCTTCCTCTACTACGTCTATTATTTCTAATGTATCCTCATCTATTACTTTCACTGTCTTTTTCATAATTACCAATTCCTTTCTATAATGGTTTTCTATTCTTTTAAAAACTTCTTCTGCTGTAAGATAACCTACAACACAATCATTATCACGCTCTTCTGGAGTTAATAAACCCATAATTTCTAATAAATCATTAGGTCCGCCATACGTTCCAAATCCTTCTATAACACTACATATTTGAAGGTCTCCTCTGTGTGGATACATAATATGATAATGTTCTATTAAATCTGGAGCAACTCGTTTTAATTTTTCTAAATCGTGTTCACTATAACCAAAACTTTCTTCCCAATCAAATGGTATATGAGCGTCTTCTAACATTTTCTTTAACTTAAATATTTCATTATATTTACCCATATCATTCTCCTTCAATATTCACAGAGTAGTCTCTTATATCATAATTTTGTTGAATATATTCAATAAACTTCTTAAACTCTTCTTCTGTTTTTTCTTTAATACAATCACGAAGATCACCTTGTATTGAAATAACTATGCGACTCTGATATTCTCCAGAACAATCGTGACCTTCTGATGCGTCGCATTCTTGATATTCTTGACCGTCTATTATAACGTCTCTTAATGTATTCTTGTATGTGCAATGTTCACAGTCGAAGTTTGTCCAAAAATTGTGACCACTCACTATATTTACAAATATGTCTGCGTCTCCTTCACTACCAGTTATTTTAGGTGCATTTTTTAAGTAAGATTTAACTTGTTTCAACAGTTCTTTTTTAGGTTCTTCTATAAAAGTTTCTACACTAAGACAAGCTGTTATATGTGTCCATTGGCTCATTACCAACACCTACCTTTCCTGTTGCTACCATCTTTTCCACGAAATAATTTATCATTTTGACCTTCTTTAAATGAGGTGCATTCTTTTTTGTTAACAGTATATTTACACCCAGGTTGATTACTTATCGTACAAAAAAGTTTTCCCCCAGAAGACCACCTATGTATACACTTATCACAAATAGATTTACACCCCATTTTAATTCCTCCTTATTTTACAAAACCTTGAACTCCTTTTTGAGTACGTTCAAAAGCTCTTTCTTGATTTGCTTTATTTAATTCTAATTGTCTTCTCATACGTTCTTCTTTTACTAAATGTGCTATAAATATTTTCTTTTCTAGTTTCATACCATAATTATAAGCATTTTCTACTTCTCTTTCACAATCAGTATTCAATACCCAAGGAGTAGCATTGTATATGTTCTTTTCTACCGCATAAGCTAGTCTTTCTTTATCTACTTCTGGATAATCATAATAATAAATTAAAGTTTGCATTAAAGTCACTAAACTTCCTGGTAATTTATTAGCGTCTAATTGTTCTAATAATGGTTTAATATATTCTAATCTAGGTATAGCTGCCTCATATTGTTCTTGTGTTAATTGAAGTGTACCTTGTTTAATGTCTCTATGTTTTGATTTTGACACTCTGTAAACTGCCGTAGAAATAATATCAAGGTTTCCACCTGCATATTTTTCCATAAGTGCTAGTAGTCTTTGATAATTGATGTTTCCTTGTTCTGCATAAGACTTGATAAAGTCTGGTAATTTCCAGTTAACCATATTCATATTCATATAAATACATTCTTTATTTCCTGCACCCTCAGCAATTACATATTCTACTGCCATACCTAATCTTTGAAGCGCTGTTAATCTTCCTTGTCCATCAATAACTTCCATTTTTTCATTTACTATAATTGGATTATGAACCCAACCTATAGTTTGAATACTTTCTACTATTTTTGAAATTCTACTCTCTGGTATATCTCTATTTCCTACTAATCTTTTGAATATTGAATAATCTCTTGTTACGTATACATTATACGCTACGTTTTCTTTTTCTTCTTTTCCAAACATTTTTATTTTCTACCTTTCTACTATTTAATGATTACGTGATTAGTTATATTCATTTTCACGTTTAGTTCTCTTTCGTATTCCCTTAATAATCTACGTTTTTCTATAATACATTGTCTCCTACGTACTTCTTCCTCAGCCTCTCCTTCAGTTTTAAATAATGTCGTACCAAGCGCTCTATTAAAATAAGAACGACCTTCGTTGTCTCTGTAAACATAATGAGGATAGCTCTCGGCTTTAACGATCGTGACAGTCTCAATACCGTTTTTTCCAATACGATAAACTTCTTCTCCTACATTCAATAATTGAATGCAATCTTCTGGTTTGTTTTGCATTTTGTCCCTCCTAAAATAATATTTATTTTTCCATTCCCTAAAATATTAAAATTCACCATCTTCTAATACTTCGTCATATAAAAATTCGTCTCTAAGTCTTTCTATTTCTTCTTCTGTCATCATATCTGGGTCAATATCATACAATATTAAGTCGTCCATTAATCCTCACCTCCTGTTATAATTGAAGGTGTACTACCGTGCTCAACAAGCCAGTCATAGCTTTTATTATATTGTTCTATCGAGATTGAAGTGCCAACGGATAAAAACAAATTACAAATAGCTTTGTGCATACCACATAAAAAAGTATTTTCGTCTTCTGGAATCGCTATATCATATTTTTTACAATATTCTTTCACTTTTTCTGGATCAGCACTAGCAAAGGCTTCATCTCTATCTTTCAACCATTCTTCTTGATTTATCTCCATAATTATTCCTCCTTTTATTTTATTATTTATAAACATTATACACCACATTTAATCAAATGTCAATAGTTTATCATAATTTTTTAATGTTTACAACTAGGCACTTTTTTAACATATTTACGCTCTATTTCATAAACAATTTCTGTGTTTATTTGTTCTTGTGAAACAGGGTTTACACTATACCAATCTTCTCCAAGCAAATGATGAGCTAGTTCATTTAATGCTACTTGTGCGTCCATTGGTGGTGCAAATATACCATAATCTTTACCGTCAGTTAATTTTAATAGTCTTCTAATTGTTTCTTTACTGGTCTCTTTTCTCATTCTAAATGTTCCAACTTCCATTACTCAATCACCTTCTTTTTTCTAGTTTTTCTTTCTGGTTTAATCCCTAAAAAATCATTAATTCTTTTTTGTGCTTCTGCTACATACCATTCGTAATCAATATTATCTAATTCACCTATTTTTTTACCTCTAATATCAGTATTCATAATAAGTAAATGTTCTGGTGTACCTTCAACTTTGTCAAGCGTACCTATATCTTTATCTCTTTTGTGTTTAAATAATCCACCAAGAGATTTATCTACGCTCGGGAATATCCTGTTCACCTTTTGCACTATCTCGTCTCCAGAGTCTTTTTTCCAAGTTGGAGTATCATACATATTACCGAGTTTCTTAATCATTTGATAATCAGTAGCTGGATTTTCAGGATTACAAATTGTAGTTCTAACGTCAGTACCGTCCAAGAAATAATTTACTACAGCTTTAGCTAAAATCGCTAATGTATCTTGTTCGTTATTATCAGAGAATTTAGTTACATACGCTCCTTTAACTTTTATACCTCCACCACTATCCTTAAACACATAATTGTTAA